GGTGCTGGTGATGCTATCCAATTAACTCTTGGAGATGCAGGTGGCTTGGAGACTTCTGGATATGTATCCATGAGGGCGCAGTTACGATCTTCAGCAAATATTCTTTTTGATGATACAGCTAATTTTGAGCTATCAGATCACTTAGCAGCAAGCAGTAAATATCGTGGTTCAGCGATATTGACGCTTCAAGATGTTGCGGCTTATCGTTGGATTTGCCAATGGCAAACGATGGATACGGACAATGCGGCAACTGTCAATGTCGGAGCAGGATCAAAGGCTCTGTCGGCTGAACTAACACAAGTAGGCTTTGGAACGACAAATGGTTTTGACCTTGGCTCCGTTTCAATTATGTATCAATAGGATATTAAGATGAAAAAATATACAGCGGTAGTTTCTCACAGCGGTGGAAAAATAACCAAGTATCAGGATTTTGACACAAAGGATGAAGCTGATGCCCACGTTGCTTCGTTCGGTGGTAAGGTTGTTGAAGACTTAGATGCTAACATTGAATATTGGGATGTTAGTGGTGATACGCCAACAAAAGATACAGATCAACTTGCTGCTGACAAGTTAGCAGCAAAATGGGCTAGTGTTAGGAATGAGCGAGATATAAAATTAGCCGCTACAGATTGGATGGCTATGCCCGACAGCCCAGACATCTCAGATGCTTGGAAAAAGTATAGAAGTGACCTCAGAGATGTTGGTGGGCAGTCAGACGTAGACAATATTACTTGGCCTTCTGCTCCAGAATAAGGATTTATAAATGTCAACAGTTCTTGCAAATGCGGTTACAGCAGTAACAACTGATTCTAATCTCACCCTTAGTGCTGCTGGCACTGGTGGGATTAGGCTAGGCACAGGCTTTGGTGCTTTTCAACAAACTGTTTATGACCTTGGGACAAACACTAGTGGCACAGAAACATTATCGGCTGTAAATGGTAATATACAATCGGGTATTAATGGTGGCGCACATACTCTTGCACCTCAGTCGCAACTGTCTACCATTGTAGTTCAGTACACAAATAATGGTTCGGCAGGTACTTTAACTACCTCTGGCTACACAATCGTCACAGGCGATAGTCTAACGACAACGAACGGAGACGATTTTATGATGTACAGTACTGTCGTTGGCTCGTTTAAACATCTTAACGTGGTAGCTCTACAATGAGCCTGATACCTATTTACTCACCTCATAATCCAAACGTTGCTACAATTACATTTACTGCAAATGTTGACAGCACCACTGCGTCTACAGCAGTTAGAACTTTTTCTAGCACTGCAATTGGCACGGCAGCCGACAATCGAGTAATTATTGTTTCTGTTGGAACAACAGGTGGCGGTGGCGGCACTGATGATTGCACTTCAGTTACTGTTGGCGGTACGGGGTTAAGCAAATTAATTTCAGTGTTACACACAGATCATACAATTGCACAAATATGGGCTGGGTCTATAACATCGGGAACAAGCGCAGATATTATAGTTACTTGGGCTAGAGCAGCAAATCGAACTGGTATCGGCGTGTGGGCTGCTTATAACATTGGAACAATGGAAGATTCTGGAAGTGCGTCTATTTCTTCAAGTGCATCTGCTATGTCTACAAATTTGGATATATCAGCCGGGGGTGTAGCAATAGGTTATACGTTTACTAACGGAGGAACTGGTAAAAGTTTTACTTGGTCTAACCTAACTGAAAATTTTGATGCAAATATTGACGGCACAGGAAACTACTCTGGTGCAGCAGCAGCATTTGCAGCAGCACAATCAGGGCTAACGGTAAGCTCAACGCCTAATGCTTCAATTCCTTTGGGAACAACAGTTTTTGCAGCTTGGCCTCCAGCATAGGAAAAAATTATGGATTATTTACTTAAAAAATCAGATGGGTCAGTTACAAATTTGGGCGGCACAGTTAGCCGACTTCAACTGCCAGAGCAAACAGGTGGGGATGTAGTCTTTACAGGTGACCAACGTCCTGTGGACTTAGGCAAATATGTCCTTGTAAAAGCTGTTGAGGTGACAGAAGAAGTTACGTCTACTAAGAAGCGTGGCCCAACAACTACTGCGATAGACGGCGACAAGCAGACAGTAACGCTGACGCACACAGCCGTCGATCTTACCACTGCTGAGAAAGCACAGATAGAAATTGATAGGCTTGAATCTTTGGAGACACCAACCAAATTAGCCGAAGCTGTTCTTACGGATGATGGCAAGACTTGGTTACAAAACAATCGTAATTTAATAGACGCTGAAAAAGCAAAGCTGTAGGAATAAAAAATGGCTAAAGTCAAAGATGTAGAAGCTAAACTAAACACACACGAAGCTGTTTGCGCTGAACGATGGAAAGAAACCATTGAGCGTATAAAACGCCTTGAGCTAGTGATGATTACAGGTGCAGGTTCTCTTATCCTTTTGATGGCAGGTATGCTCTGGAAGATATAATAAAAGGAAGCTAGATGCCTTTGTCCAAGATACAGTTCAAGCCTGGAGTTAATCGTGAGACTACATCTTACGGTGATGAGAACGGCTGGTTTAACTCTGACTTAATTCGTTTTCGCAAAGGCAGACCTGAAAAGATGGGTGGTTGGTCTCGCCTAAGTAGCAATACTATAGAGGGGACAGGACGTTCCTTACATGTCTGGGCAGCATTGGACGGATCCAAGTTTATGGGACTTGGCACAGAAGCCAAGTTCTACATAGAAGAAGGTGGCGGCTACAACGACATTACACCTATAAGGTCTACCGTTACGCTTGGAGCCAACCCACTAACAACAGGGGCTGTTGTTTCTGGTGCTACGGTTGTTACCGTAACGGCTCCCGCACATGGTGCAGTAACAGGAGATTACGTTACTTTTAGTGGTGCTACGGCAACGGACGGCATAACCACGGCTCAGTTAAACATTGAGCATGAGGTAACCGTTGTAGACTCTAACAGTTATCAAATCACAACTACAGGTACGGCTTCCTCTGGAACCACTGCTGGCGGTGGGTCTGCTGTTATTGCCAACTATCAGATCAACACAGGTCTTAATACGGTTGTAACAGGGACAGGCTTTGGAGCCGGTCTCTGGAGCGGTGTAACAACAGGATATTCACAGACCACCCTTAATGATAGTGGTGGAATAAACGACAGTGTGACCTCGTTTACCCTAACAAGTGCGGCTAACTTTGAAACGGCGGCTACTACAACAAGCGCGAACCTTACAGTCCTTAGTTCGTCTGTTCCTGTGGCAGATTCCAGCGGGTTTCCGGCTAAAGGTACGCTTCTAATAGGTAGTGAGAAAATACGTTACGGAACAAATGTAAGCAACGTATTTGGTGATTTGACCCGCGCAGATGACGGAACGACAGTGGCTACTTCTTCTAGTGGCGACGCGGTAACCTTTGTCGGACTTATGCTGATAGGCAGTGAGTTAATTCAATACACAGGTAAATCTACTCATACTATTAATGCAGGTGTTGTTCGAGGTGCTCGTGGAACTTCTGCCGCTTCTCATAGCGACGGAGCAACTGTTAAGGAAGCAAATGACTTTGTAGGGTGGGGAGCATCCTCTAGCACTGCGGCAAACACAGGATCAAACATTCGCTTGTACAGTCAGGACAATTGGGGTGAAGACTTACTGCTTAATGTCTTCGACGGAACCCCGTACTACTGGGATAAGACACTGGGCCTTGGTTCACGGGCCACGGACCTTGCCTCTCAGCCTAATGCGTCTGGTGCTCCTACTATAACCCGCAGAATAATGGTTTCAGGTTCAGATCGGCATGTGGTTTGTTTTGGATGTAATCCGTTAGATGAAACAGATCAAGATTTGTTGATGGTTCGCTGGTCTGACCAAGAGAACCCCGCAGATTGGACACCTACCGCTACAAACACGGCTGGCTCCCAACGTATATCTTCTGGATCAGAGATTATATCGGCACAGAAAACCCGTCAGGAAATGCTTATCTGGACAGATACAGCTCTCCATGCCATGCGGTTTACAGGTCCTCCGTTCACTTTTGGTTTCAGTATGTTAGCAAACAACGTGTCTATTATTGGACCAAACGCGGTAACAACTGTTGGAGACAAGGTTTTCTGGATGGACCGTGAGAACTTCTACGTTTACACAGGTCGTGTTCAGGTTATTCCCTGCACTCTTCTCAGGTATGTGTTTGACGACATCAATCTGGAGCAGAGCTTTAAATGTTTTGCGGCTTCCAACAAGATGTTTGACGAGGTGTTCTGGTTCTACCCCTCCGCAGATTCTACGGAAATAGACCGCTACGTTAAGTTTAACTTTACGGAGAACACTTGGGATCTGGGAACTCTGTCAAGGACAGCTTGGGTTGATTATGGCGTTCACGACAACCCAAGAGCCTGTGGAATTGCTAACTCTACAAACTTTGTCTACATTCATGAGACAGGTGACGATGACGATGGCTCTGCCATGACTTCGTTTATTGAGTCTGCTGACTTTGACCTTGGGGACGGGCAACAGTTTATGTTTGTAAGTCGTTTGATACCAGACATTGACATTACAAGCACCAGTGCTGCCGCCTCGGTAGATTACGTATTGAAGACGCGCAACTTCCCAGGAGATAGCTTGGCTACTAATTCTACCAATGCAGTAACCTCTAGCACCCAGCAGGCTTTTCTTAGAAGCCGGTCACGGCAAGCTGCGCTACGCATTGAGAGTTCTACAACAGATATAACGTGGACGCTGGGTGATCTTCGCCTTGATATACGTCCTGACGGGAGCCGCTAATGTCTAGTTTATTAGATCACAGTATGCCCATGGCTCCTGATGAGTACGACGCAGAGACTTTTGTAAGAATATTGCGTGATCTTGAGATGGCTCTTACAAAGATAGACTTCCCTGCTGTTGTTAGCGGAGAAGATGACACTAATGGTTTAAACTGGTTTATGGACTGATGGCTTCTGCTTACAAGAATATAGTAACGACGGTAGGTTCTACAGGAGATGTAGTTGTATATACATGCCCAGCGGCTACCGAAGCACTTGTAAAGAACATCAATTTATATAATAGCCATACGGCGTCGATAGTGGTATTCTGCAAGATAACCGATAGCTCCGCTTCGGCAACGGTAATTTTGCAGAAGATCACGTTGGCTACGTTGGCCTCTTCTTCTGCCACCGCAGACGTGTCGTTTACAGGTCCTTTTGTTTTAGAGGCCGGTGATACGCTAATATTTAACTGCGCTACCGCAGCAAAGATTCAAGTCTTTGCCAATGTTTTGGAGCTTTCCTGATGCTACAACAAACACACACAATATCGAATAAGGGTTTGCAATCTTTTGCAGAGGCGTCTCCTGATTACGAGTTTGCCCCAGTTGGCCTTGGTTCCATGCACGAACAAGCCAAGAAGCTGGCAGAGTACGGTCGGAATGGTGATATATATGTAGTTCACGCTGCGGAAGGTGAGACGGTCATACCCCTAGAGGTCCTGAACGCAAACCCAAAGATTAAAGAACTTCTCTTTGGTCAGATGCGCGGCATGGGCCTAGACCCACAAGAATTTGTTGTTGGCAGCGAGCTTAATAGCATTAACCCAGACACGGG